CCACTCTCCGTCTTTGAGAGAGCGGTCAGCCTTAACTCCGGCTGCAATATCGCCTTTCTGTGTGTATCGCGTAAGCCATATCTGCTGACTGAAGAGTCGCTTTGTGCCGTTTTCCCACTCGGGCTGCTCACCAACTTTCATTAGCCCTTTCTGCCCGCTGCCTATATCCATAAACTCCTTTATGTCCTTTAGATGAAAGGTATAGGTCACGAATTGCACCGGCAACTGATGAAAGCGGTTGATTACATCGCGAAACAGACGGTTTCGTTCTCGCCACTCCTTTTGATTGAAATTATCGCCATCGCTCTCGATTACGCCTCGCGAAATCAACGATTCACGCATAGAGAACTCGCACCATTTGAGGAAAGTGGAGCCACCGTCGAAAACGACAGCACCAATCTCGCCTTCGCGACACGCGTCACCGATAAAATGCACGAACCATGACGCCTTATCCATGAGTGCCGACCAATTGGTCGTGTTATCATCATTGAAAATACTCGCATCCATCTCGTCAAAGAGGGGGATAACCTGTATGTTCTCATCGTCACCATAGTTATGCTCGATAGTCTGTAATGCGCTATTGTCAATGTCAATGACAACAATTTTCGCGTCGGGGCCGATAGCCTGCCGAGCAAGGTCAATAGCGAGTCCGGTCTTAGCCGTGTTTTCTTTACCTACGAGAGCGAGGCGAACAGGCGCTCGCTTATCCCTCGGCTTTGTGAAGAGGTCACGGTAATATCCGGCATCATAGACAGGCTTCGCTGTCTTAGCACCACCGCTCGTAGCAGACGCTTCGCTCTTTGCTGAAGCCCAACTACTCACTCATCCCACCCCTCGGCTCCGCCTTCTATGTCGGCAGCAGGCTCAATAGCATTCACGCACCACCACCCCGATACATCGAGGCGCAAATCATCGTCACGCGTTCTCCATGTATTGCCGACAACTGCAAGGAGTGAACCCACTCCGAAGTTCACTTTGTCTTCATGCTCGGCGGGAACGAAGAGGTCAATTGGCGCAGCGAGGCTCGTCAAATCGAGGTCGCCGACGGTCACAATATAGCCACCGTTCTCTCTCGGGTCAATATGACAGACTTCAAGCAGACAGCCGCATAGGTTATCCCACCGCTCCTTCTCGGAGAGGCCGTCGTAGTAGCCTGCAAGGGCATCAAGGCCACTAAGCCATGCTGCACCGAGCAAATCGGGCAGCACACCTTTAGCCTCGCCATCGTCGGCATCAACCGGAGGCGCTGTGAAAATAGTCGCGAGCGTTGGCTTCTCGGTGAGTGTCGTCACTCCCGCTTTACCGTAGGCAGTATTGTTTTTACCGCCGCGTAGGGAAATCTCGCATGGCGTGAAGGTCGGGAATATCGTCTTTGCGAGCGCATCCGAGGTCTTGACAGTAAGAAGCGTAGGCTCTTTACCGCTGCCCTGCTCTCGCCCGAGGAAAAGAGAGGTTCGCTCCAACTCTTGCTGTCGGCGGGCCTTTCCATATCGGAAATTATCGCCGCCACTCGGGAATGTTGGGCTGCTCTTATTCGCGATTGCATAGAAGGCCGACCCATCATCGAGATTCATACACTCATCGGGCAAATCGCTGACATTCATTGTAGCGGTTCCCTCTTCAAACATCTGCCGTGCAGACAAAGACGGATTGTGCGTCTTGAGCCATCCACCCGATACATCGTCACGCTCAAACAAAGTGATTAGACCTTGTGCTACGAGATTCTCTCTCGCTGCTGCATCAAGAGTATTCAACTGCTTCGCCAATTTACCATAGGTCAATTTACCCCAATCGCGATATCTCGGCACGCTGATGAACATACCCTCATAGACGGTGCATCCCGACCTCTTCAATCGACTCTCTCGTAGGCGAATCTGCTGCGCTGCTACTCTAAGCGTCATCAAATCAGCATCTTCTTGCGATTTGCCCGCTGCGAGAAGCGCGCTGTTCTGCTGCGCCTTCACCTGCTCATGCTGCGAGAGCAATTCACTTACTCCGCAGCCTACATTCTTTGCTACTCTTTCCACAATTTCTCCATTCATTTTACTCATTCTCCCGTTCTGTTCGGACATTCTCTCCTAACTTCAATGTCGGTATAAACCCACCGCTACTCGCATAGCATCCTCGTAAAGTTATGGAGAACCATAGACTCATCAACTCCTTCGATGAGGTCGCGTTCGGCTTCTATGGCCGCTTCAATGACTTGCATTTTTGCTGCCTGTCGTGCCGGATTAGATACTGCGTATCGAAAGACGGAGCGTATCGCGTCACGCGGGCGACCCGTCAGCAGACATACCGCTTCATCGAGTGACTTCTCTAACATAGTAAGCCGTAAGAATTGTTCAGCATCCACTTCATCAACTTGCAGACTCAATGTAAATGCTTCGCGTTGCTCGGGGGGGAGATGAGCAAGTGTCTGCAAAGCACCAATCGCATTTCGTAAATCGCCTGTATGTCGGGTGACTATACTCCGAAGGTCGGTCTCCGTAACCTCCGCCCCCTCCTGTGATGCTATATTCGCGAGCCTCGCGAGAGCGAGGTCATCATCTATCGGCTCAAAGGTTCTCACTTGACATCGCGACTTGAGATAGGGTGTGACTTTGGATAGGTCATTTACCGTCAAAATAAAATAGGCATTTGAGTCTTCGATAACTCCTTTGAGCGCGTCTTGCGCGTGGGGAGTGATGCGGTCTGCTTCATCGAGAAGGAAAATGGTTTCGTTCTGTCCTGTTCGCGACATAGGGGATATGTCTTCTTCGACAAACTCAATACCACGCTGTCGCTTACTGCTCGCGTTGAATTGATGCAGGGTATATCCGAGAGTATCAGCAATAAGACGCGCTACTGTTGTCTTTCCCGTACCTGCCTCCTTTGAATGAAATATGTAATTCTGCATGGGTGCTTCACCGGAGAGAATCGCGCTTATCTCGGACATAATTACCTCTTGACCGATAACGCCGTCGGCGCTGCTCGGCCTATGCTTCTCCCACCAAATCTCACGCATTAATACCACTCAAGAATACTATTCATTTCGCTTACTGTTCGACTCACTCTATCCGAGGGTATGGGCGAGAGAGAACATAGGTCATCGAGTGTTAGACCCCACTCCGTAGTGTATTCTCCACTATCCACACCTTCACAGATGCAGCGATTATACGCGCAGAAGGCGGCTGCCGCTGCTACTATTGCCTTCGGCGTTGGAGTGAAGGCGGGTGTGTTAGAGCATCTCTTCGCCGCGTCTTGCGCCCACTCTAAGAGTCTGTCCGACAATAAAAACTGCTCTTCGTAGTCTTTTAGTGTGGGCAGACGCCCAAATACCGTAGGCATTTAATCACACAACCCGATATGAAAATCATGCAGACCATAATAGATATTGAAATCATCCGTCTTTTCTATCTCGCCGGCTGTCTTGAGAGCCTTAACCCACCCTCTCATGTATGAGAGAACCCAACGGGTATGAGGCCACTCCTGTATAGGGTCAGTAATGATGATATGATGAACCAATTCAAGAACGCGAGTCACAAATACCTTCTCCTTTGCAGTAGCAAGACCGAGTATAGACGACCAAATATCATCGGTCGATACACCAATAGAAGCAAGGGGGGAATCGCCCATTATCTCTTCGTCGTTTTCAAGTAGGGGTTTTAGACCCTCAAGTAGCAACTCACGCTGCTCTTGCAGAATATCGTCGCGAAGACTCAATCGCCCACCCCCTTTCGCGGTGCCTTTACGCTTATCTCCGCCGCAATTAGATTTATGGCTGCGGATTTGAAGCAGTCGAAAACCTCTTCTTGTTTAATGTCATTAGTAGCAATACGGAAAACGCGATTTTTATTGAGTGCTTCGTATAGAGTCTGCTCTTCACTAATCGCCCTCTCACTCGGATGAGAGAGCGCAGATTCAGTAGCCCCCCTTGAATAGAGAGTCTGTTCATCAGCAAGTAGGCGTATAATAACGCCCCCCTTTCTAAGAATAGAAGCAATCTCATTCGGATAGCGTACATCATCAATCACGACGACTTCTTCATCAGCGATATTAGACATCAAATCATCCACCCAATAATCATCCCCATTGAATACGCGACGGCCATGACCCCACGCTTGAAGGAGTGTGCGAACAGACTCCTTTCCAAACTCGCTCTCCATACTCTCCCATAGAGCCGGTCTATTCTTTGCGTGCGTTCCCTTGAACCACGCGTTAGCCAACTCCCTTCTCACACCATCAGCAAAAGAATGAACCGGCCACCCGTAGGTATGGTTCAGTCTGTTCGCGAGGCTCGTCTTTCCACTATGCGTCTTACCTGCTATTCCAATTATCATTTCATCCACTCCTTTAGGGTCTTCATACCCCGCTCCAAATCATTCATTCTATTCTCCATATCCTTTACCTTCTTTCTCTTCTTACCGATTTCATCGGGGAGGGGGAGATGCTGACCCGTAGCGTAGCAGAC